TTCACAAGCGAATTGAGTCAACAAGGCTGGTTGTATGACCATTACGGAATAGATGCGGACGCAGGCTTCATTGATGAAGATTTCGGGATCGTAAATGGAGGCACAGATAGCGACCAAGACTTGACGAATGAAATGGGTGACATAGTGCGCTCGCTGCACAAACAGATGAGCGTACCGATAGTGGCAGGCGAACTACCATTGCGAACAAACAGACCAGACATACTGCCCGGAGACCGATGCGAACTCGTGTTCGATCCTGAGTTGCGTGGACTCGTGATCGACATTGCATCGGTGACTCATTCTATATCAGGCACGAAACTGGCATTGACCACGCAAAGCTCAGAGTTCATTGACGCGAAACGAGTTGAAATATCCAGCGCAGCATATGCGCGTAAAACAGGTAAACGCGGAGGCGTATCATGATAAACGTACAGCAGATTGCAGGCGCATTCTCGCCCGCGCGCGGCCGCGTGTGGACGGAAGTTATATCCGCACTTGACGGCGCAGGCGTGAAGCCCGACAATGCTCTGTTGGTGATGTACTCAATGTACTGGCGTACAATGGGTGGCAAGATTTACGCTTCAGCGGCACCTATTGAAAACAACGAAGTGACCATTGTAGTGCCTGTAGGGTACATGTCACCACAAACGACCGTGGTGTATCTTGATGTGTTCTGGTCATGTTCCGATGGTTCAATCACGAAGTATGGGTCATTCATGGTAAACGTCATGGATGAACCGGACACAGCGCAGACAGTGGTGCCGATTGCGACCGCGCCATACCCGATATACTTCATGTCGGAAGGGTTGCCTGTGGTGGGCGAACTCTTGAGTAGTATGGCCTACAGAGTACCAGCGGGCGGCGGTGTAGTTACATTGCTTGCTGGAGGCAGCAAGAAGGCCCCAGAAGGCAGTGATTGTGAAGTAGAGATGACCGTGGACGGCGTGCCCTCGATGAACGTGTTGACATTGACGGACGGCACTACAATGATCCCGGAGGAAGAAGTTTCGATTGCATTACCAGCGGGCTCGATAATTCGCTGGAATGTCAATGAAGTTGGTTCAACTTATGAAGGGGAGGACGTTTATGCGTGGATTATGTTTATGCCTAATGGCCAGTAGCCTTGTCGGCGCAGCTTTCGCGGGTGTGTACGACATCCAGAAAGGCAGCAAGATTGACGGCGCGCAGATCAGGATGGTGTCTCGGTGGACGACGAATGAAATAGCATTCGCACCACTGACAAACATGGCTGCACAAGCATCGACAACCAGCACGTCGGCTGAATCGAATCGAGCAACGACTGTGGAGACGAGCTTGTCGAACCAGATCGTTGCCGTGTCGAACGGTGCCGCGCTCGTATCAGGCAGCATATCGAATCAAGTGGTAGCGGAAAGCAACCGCGCTTCATGGGTCGAGGCGAACGTGTCGAATCAGATAGTCGCTCTATCGAATAGCTGCGCGCTCGTTGACGGTAGTTTGTCGAATCAGGTTGTGGCCGAAAGCAATCGCGCCTCGTGGGTGGAGACATACATGTCGAACCAGATCGTATCGGTGTCAAATACGTGCGCGCTTGTAGACGGCAGCGTATCGAATCAGGTTGTGGCCGAAAGCAACCGAGCGGCATGGGTTGAAACATTCTTGTCGAACGAGTTCACGACTGCTATTGGTGGCGTATCGAACATGGTGATAATAGAATCGAACAGAGCATCATGGACTGAAGGCACGCTATCGAATACAATCGTGGCGGTGTCCGGCACCTATGCGGGCATTACGCATTCGCTCTCGAATCAGATACTCGCTGAAAGCAATCGTGCTTCTGTGGTGGAGGCATCACTGTCGAATCAGACGGTAGCGGTATCGAATCAGGTGAGCGCATTGTCGAATACAATGGCGTGGATAGACGGCAGCATATCGAATCAGATCGTATCGGAATCGAACCGTGCCTCGTGGGTAGAAACAAGTCTATCGAATCAGATCGGCTCGGTCTCGAATCAGTTGGCAGCATTGTCGAATACAATGGCGGTAGTGGACACAAGCATATCGAATCAGGTAATTGCACTATCGAACCGGACATCATGGGTGGACGGTAGCATATCGAATCAGGTTGTGGCAGAATCGAATAGGGCTGCATGGGTAGAGACATCAGTATCGAATCAAATTGTCGCATTGTCGAACATGCTTTCAAGGGTGGACGGAAGTTTATCGAATCAGATCATTGCAGTATCGAATGCGTTCGCGATAGTAGACGGCAGCATATCGAATCAGGTAGTAGCCGAATCGAACAGGGCCGCATGGGTGGAGACCAGCTTGTCGAATCAGGTAGTCGGACTATCGAACACGACAGCATGGGTAGATGGAAGTCTATCGAACCAGATTGTTGCTATATCGAATCTCACGGCTTGGATAGATGGCAGCTTGTCGAACCAGATAGTCGCCGAATCGAATCGGGCATCATGGGTAGAGACGGATTTGTCAAACAGAATAACATCAGTGGGTGAAAGTGTGGATGGCACATTCACGATAACGAACTATGCTCAAGACATGGTGAGCTTGCGACTGGGCAGCACGTATACGACATCAGGCAACGGGTCATGGATGGACTTCAATGTGTGGGGCAATAACTTCTCGATTGCCAGCAGATCAGGTATGGGCTTGATATTCATGAACGGACTGGGAAAGACCTTGACTGAATATACAGGCTTGTGCAGAGTGTATGCGGCAGACGCGGATGAAGGATCATGGAATAGAAAAGGCGATTGCCTCATGAACTATCGTTGCGTGACAAACGAAGTGCAACTCGCTACTGCTTCCAAATTGTCCAGCGGCGGTACGGCATGGTTCACGAACTTAGGCTTGACAAACATAGCGCACCCGAGTATGAATCTATGGCTGGGCACGACGGACGGCGCGACATTCGGATGCGGCCCGTATATTGACTGGGACAACTGGGGGGAGACTGTGACCTTAGTAGGAAAGTACGGTCAAGGCTTGAGCGTGAAAACCGGCAGTGGAAAAGTATATGGCAGTGCATATGCACGGCTGTATGTAGCAGACGCAGACGAAGGCATCGAGAACAAGAAGGGCTTCTGCGCGGTGAATTATAATGTGCTCACGAACAGCATAGAATTGAAAACGTCATTCGCAAGAGGATTGATGGTTACGAATCCGACGATGAATCAGAATGTCAGGCTCAAGGCCGATCAGGTATTGATGGGCGCAGGCCCTTATTTGGACATGTATACACTGGGTAGCATTGTGTCCATAGTCAACAGGTACAATGACGGGTTGCACCTTCTATCTATGACCGGGTATGGTTACGCGCCTGATGCGGCAATTGCATTCACCTATGCACCACTATACGCGAAGGCTGTCACGGCAAGAACAGGAAACGCCGACACGGCCACGAACAAGGTGACACTGTTGGCCGATTCGCCTGCGATGACCGGCCCGTCGATAGTGTTCTTGGACAATGTGTCTCGATACTCAATCGCCAATGTGTACGATCCAGCGTCCGCTATTGTGCCCGGCGGTGGCATGGCGGTGTTCACGAACGCGGCGTCAAGCGCATCCGGGAAGCTCGCGCCACTGCACGTAGGCAATCCCGAAAGTGGTTCGCAACACAGTAACGATGTGGTGAATGTGAACTACACTGTTGAAGTAGAACGGCCATTCGTGAATTCGACATACTTGAGGCGCGATGGTTTATTGCCAATGACAGGCAACATGGATATGAACCAGTACCATATCTTTAGCAATCTGTATGTATACGCTAACCTATGGCGCACAGGCATGCTTTCCGACGGTGTCACGTATTCATTGCCTGCAAACGGCGTATGGATTTTGTTTACGAACTTTCACGAGTACGCGCATACAGGATGGGAGAAGACTCCAGCGGATGAAACGTGGATGCAGATGTACCCGCCTACGAATGTACCGACCTACCAGTTCATTGCACAACTGCAACCAAAGAAACAAGGCATATATAGAATATCCGGCAATTTCATGCTCGACACTTCATCAAGCGTGGTCGACTACGAACTCGCGGTATTCATCGGCGACGTGTACATACCGCAATTCTCGAAACGATTCGTGAATCCTAATGCGCCGATGCAGATTGCCATTGAAGGTGTAACGCCAATGAATGCGAATACGCATGTCGGCATATATGTTAGACAGTTCACTACCAATGCAAAAACGATAACCTTTGGACCATGTTCACTCGTGGTCGAAAAAAAGTAAGGGAGACTCATGAAGACAATGTCTTTGCTATCAGCAGTGATGATGATTGTGGCAAGCTCGGTACTTGCCGAGTACCAGATAGGCGGCGTACCGCAGCCGAACAGCATGACCATGCTGTCATTCAAGATCGCATTTGCCCCGGCGTTCGCATGCGAAGTATGGCAGCAAAGTGCGTATGTGATTCGCGATGTGGTGACGACGAATAACGAGATGTGCTTTGTGAAGAATGCAGTGACTAACTTATACGTGGAGGGATCGGTCACGAACACATTCTACACGGACTCGATGGTCGTGCGGTCAGTGGTGAGCACAAATGATGTGACTGCGTACAGTTATGAACCGCAGCCCGTGACGATAGGAACTGCTGATACCGTCGCACTGTCACAGATGACCGGTGAACAATTAGGATGGCATCAGACAAACACGGTCAAGGAACTGTTTGACCGGCTCATGAAAATTGGCATGACGCTCAAGCATGTTGAGGTTCAAGGTGGAGGACTATAACGCATGACGACGGAGACCATGATGTCGAACGATAGACAACAATGCGAAGTGGAAAGCACGGTGTGCATTGAGCATGCACCATTGGTTGAGCGCGTGGACAGAATCGCCAAGGTGTTAGGCGTGCCTGACAATCCACTGGACATCGACTCAAGCGTGTATGCGAATACTGTCATAGGCATGCTTGTGAAACAGCGGCGCGACTGGAAAACAGTCAAGGCCGTAGGGGTAGGGATAATCGCGGCGTTGCTACTCAGTGCAGTATATATCGAAAGCCACAGTGACAGGCAGGTACGCGAGATGGCTGCGCAGGTATTGGCATTGAAGAATCTGATTGTGTCCAGCGACGTGAAATCACTTCAGAAATGAGGCTGCTATGACCACGAACGAAACATCCCCACAGTGCATGACCAATAACCGCCCCCCCCGCCTATGCACCGCGTCGGTCATAGCAGCCATGAGCTTGCTATGCTTCTGCGGATGCTCGGCATTGACAAAGGCCACGTCGAGTGCCCAGTGGATCGAGTACCCTGTAGAAACGACGAACACGGTCGAACGCGCATTACCAGCCCTATGTGGCAGAGATCGGCAGCTACAGGCGAAGGAAGCCCGGCTCATGGCCACGATTGACCCAGATGTACAAGACCCGGCAGACGGCTTCATGGAGGATGACCAGAATCCAGCAGCGGACGTGGTTCGCCTTCTCACTGTAGGCACGGTATGCTGTAAAGGCCCGGCAGACATCGAGAGGGAAGTGACGTATGATCCCCGAACCGGCAAGATCGTGATGCGGGTAAAGACAAGCAACAGCGATTGGCTCGGTTCACTGTTTGGCGGCATGTGGAACACTGCAAGCGGTATCATGTCATTCATCGGGCAGGTGGCCGGTGGGGCAGGCAACAAGCTATGAAAAGCACAACACGAACCGACATCCGGGTGTTAGGTGTAGGCCCAGAATCAGTGGAGTGCCCGTTGCCAGCATGTCGCCAAGATGTACTGGCGATGTGCCGTTTGTACAAGGAGCGGCAATATCAGGCCGATGTATTGACTGGCGACGTGGTGACCATGCAGTCGATTGTGATTGCGAAAGACAGGCTGTACGGCAGCGCCAATGCCATCCTGCATCATTCGCATCATGGGCTTTTGTCGCGGGACAAGAAGACGTGGTACTTGTGGTTAGGGAACAAGGAGAACTGCATCCCGCTCGATCAGTATGTAGAGCAGATCATTGCCCCATTGCAGAAGCGGTGTGGCGCGGTAACGATACTCATGGACGCATGCTTCGCCGGTCGGGCGACGAAGAAGGCCAGCGGATTCAAGAAACGACTGCCCGGCGTACCAAAGACCGTGGGTGACGTGTTCGATGAGGACATGGCGCAAGAATCGGACGTTGCCTGTCAGAAGGCGTTCGCCGGGATGGACAATGTGGCCGTGATCGCAGCATGTTCCGCACGGCAGATTGCTTTCGCCGACTGCTGTGACTACTCTCACGGTGGATACGGTACATTGCATACAGATGGGTTGTCGGTATTCTCGCAACGGGCAATCGATGTGATAGGCCGGGCCTATGAACCGTGCTCGAAGATTGACAGCCCACAGGGCAAGGCACTGCACCTTGCGAACGAACTGCGGCAGACGGTCGCGGACTTTCTGCGGTCAGAAGATACGGACTCGTGGCGGCAGTCACCGCCCCGGTCTCCGATGATGACAGTGACGTGGAAAATTCGGCCCGATCATAGGGCTGTACTGATTGACAGACTACCATAAGGAGAACCGTGAAAACGATAGCGACGATTGCGTGCATGTTGTGCCTGATGCTGCTGCAAGGATGCGGGACAGCGTTAGGGGTATCGGCCCGGTTAGACGGCATCGTGGATTCGGTGTATCAGCCCACGGTGGCAGAAGTCGGACTCGTGCCATACGTTTACGATCAAGAGTACGGCGTTTCACGCTGGTGGCTGGTGCCGCTGGTGGCCGATATTCCAGTGACAGCGACCACCGACACGATACTGCTACCGTGGGACGTGGGTAGCATAGTGTATCATTCCGTGACTATGGCACGGCCATGAGTGATGACAGGCTCGAACCGAAGTATGGCTCGCATGTCGGAAAGCAATGCACGACCATGCCAGCCGACAAGCCCGAATCGTTGCAAGCTCTCAGCGAGTGGACAGCGGCATCAGAAGATGATGTACGTGCATACGTGAGGCCCGCGTGCGTATTCATTCTTTGCATGACGTTGTGCGCGAGCGCAGTCATGGAAATGATGTACTCGAAATCGCTGGGCATGTGGTACAAAGTGTTTGCCACGACCATTGTGAGCGAATGGGTCGCTGAAAGGATCGTGAGCAAGATTCGTAACAGGAAACGATAGGAGATGTATGTGGGAAGTGATACTGAAAAAGGCCGCTCCATATGTGAAGCGGTGGTTGCAGAAAAAGATCGTGCCATGGCTGATTGCGATCACGCTTGCGATTGCTCTTGCAGCATCACGCAAGTGGCCATCGGTGGCCGAGTATATCATCGGTGCCCGTGACCAGATCACGAACCAGATCATCATTCACGAGACCGACATCACGAACGCCGTGAACAACATCCCGACCGAGTTGTAAGACTCAGGAAAAGCATCGCGGTCGTATACTCAGCGGGCACGGGTGAAAATCCGTGCCCGTTGCATTTTCCGGGGAAAAAGCACGACGGCCACGGGTAAACGTCAGGTAGCATTGTCCAGTATACATGGAGGTCGTAGGGCCAGTGAAACAGCCAGAATCAGCCAGACTTGACATTCGCTATAGAAGTTGCTATAATAGTGGTGTTGAGGCCAATAGGCCCCAGAACCCAGTCCCCACAGGGGGACGATAACAAAGGCCCCCACAGGGGGCGAAGGAGAGCGAAGATGAGAACAGCGACAACGACAGCAGCAGTAGCAAAGCATATCCCAAGTGACAGTAGCCGCAGAGCAGTGGTGGTAGCCCCAGCGGGTCACCTATACTGCTACATTCACCGTGGTGAAGGCCGGTGGTACAATGTCGGCTTGCATATGGTAACGGACGCGCAACACGACACAGCCCTTTGCCAGCGCATTGCGGATCAGTATCTGGCCGGTAACATTCACGAGTCGGATGCTGCATACTGCGGCAACCAGCCAGCGGACATGGTTGTTTTTCTGAAGACGACGCGCTCGCATTCTCAATGGGCATCGGACTTCAAGGTGTACAGCACCAATGCGCGGATATACGTGGCACCAGTGACACCGACTGCGGCGTCGCCAAAGCCGCAGACGTTTCGCGTGTACTCAATGGCTCTTGAGGTCGGTGCCTACCGTGGCACGGCAGTGATAGTTGACGCCAGCGACATCCGGTTCCCAGTTGACCGAAATACGTGGCCGGTGCGCTTCCTGCTTGTCAATCAAGACGAGGACATTCTTGAGACGTTCACACAGGCCGCGGCTACCGACATTACCACCATATACAATAATGAGAACGCCTCGCGCACGATAATCGTAATGAACGACTGATCGAGCAGGGTACTCATTCACCACAAACGAACAACGGGCCACAGGGGAAGGCAGCAGCTTCCCCGGCCCCACAGAAAGGAGAACCAGATGACTCATAAGAAAAGGATAGAGCAGTTGGAGGAAGCAATCGAACGATATAAGGCCAATGGATTCGACAAGAGCGCACTCCAGCGCGTAAATGCCCGGTGGTATATGCGCGTCGGTTGCAGTCAATGCGAAGTGGTAATCATCATGGGCAAGGCTTGTCACGAGACAGGTTGCCCGAACATTTCACCAAGGAGACAACATGCAGACGACGAGAACGATTGACGCCATGCGAAGCGATGACTCAGTAACAAGCCTGTGCAACGCGGTAATGAAGGCCGTAGTGGACACCATGGGCGCGAAACTGAAGGATCATGCAGCCGTAGCAACGCACGTCATAAAGGAAGAACTCAAGGCCGCGTTGAACGTGACCGACACCGTAGACGAGGAGTACAAGATGACACGGGACGCCGTAGTGATAGGCAGCGTTCATCCCAGCAAATTCACTGCGATGATAGTTGCCCGTTGCATACTCAAGATACAGTCAACACTAACACAGGAGAACCAAGATGCAAAGCACACTGCGCAGAACTAAGATGAACCACTTGAGGGACGTGCTCATTGAGCGGGACAGGATGACTGAAGCTGAAGCCGATGCAGCCATTGCTGAAGCCCGGCGCGAAGTCAGAGAAGGAGCCGACCCGGATGACGTTTTGCAGGACAGTTTCGGACTCGAACCAGACTACGTGTTCGACATCGTATAACGAATCGGTGTAGGGGAGGGTAGGTACTTTCCCCTTGCACCGTAACCGGAGACAGAAATGAAGCTGTACAAGATGCAGGTAGTGCGAGTAGTAGAAGGGGCGCGTAGCTTCAGAGACGAGCGCAGGCGATGCGATATGTACATTGTCGCATACCGTGGAGAGGACGGCCACGAGTACCGCAAGTCATTCGAGGTCAAGCGCGGCACGGTACCCAGCATTCCCGACGTTGCTACGCACGACGAACTGGCCCAGTTGAAAGATCAATGGTACATGGAGTTGAAATGAAAACAAACGAACAGATATACGTAGGTGTCAAGGCCGACCGTAGCCGTGCTGTGTTCCGGTCAGAAACGACACCGACACGCACAACGCACGGAGACACATTTGTGATGGTGATCGGCCCGTTCAAGACACTTCAAGGCGCGCAGTTTATGAAACGCTTTGGAGAAGGCAATCCGCATGTACGATACACGGGTGACGCAGAACGTTTGGCCAGCGCATCGCGCAAAACGACTCCACGGCATCGCGTGGCATCGGCAGGCACGACCTCAATGTCCATCACGGTCTCAACGAAATGAACGGGGAAAAAAGGGCAGGAGTTGACATTTACTATACAAGTTGCTATAATAGTGGTGTTGAGGCCAATAGGCCCCGAAACACAAAGCCCCACAAGGGGCAATAACAAGGCCCCCACAGGGGGCAGGAGAACGACGATGACGACAGACACACAGACCGCAGCACCGCAGGAAGCAGCCACCAGCATCCACGAACCAATGGAGACGGTCAGCCAGCAACAGCGTACAATCTTCCGTATACGGGAAGAACAGAAGGCCGATCGGAGAGCGGCCAAGATGCAGGAGAAGAAGCGCATTGCGGAGTTAGCACTTGCCGAGCAGCAGGCGTATGACGAGGACGTGCGTCTCACAAACAAAAAGCGTGAGCAGGCCGCGCACGAAGCGTATATTCAGACCATCAGTGCTCGGTGCGAACGTAGCAGGGCAGAGTACAATAAGCTGTTGGACACGATCACCGAGTCAATGACCGAATTGGATATGACGTGTATCACGACAAACGAATGCTGCACAATTTGGTGCTGGAGGGGTACAATCATCCCGACAGGCTCAACACAGACCACCGCGTGCGAAAAGTCGGAAGCACTGCGGAGGCTGCACAATGTACGCCACGACCGGTTCTGCAAAATTTCCCGCATCGTTGACAATCCCGAAAGCATTTTCGATTTCATGTCAACGGACGGAGATGAGACTACTTGCGAATTGTACGTGACGCTCGACCATACGAACCTGATGCAGCGGGCACGGGCTGCGGAGACGGTCAACGGCTACAAGGACAAGAGGCGCGAACTATATAAGGGCGAGCACAAGGGAAACGCCGTAGCCAACATACTACACGAGTTAGGCATTCTCAAGATCGTTGATTCAAGCACGAACGGATTCGAGATACAATTGAGCGCGGGTCTTGATCGTAGGGCATTCACAATCGACGTGGACTTGCACCAGTTCGCATTGACCATCCGCACAAACGACGGCGGTCTGAATGTCAGCCCCGAGGGACACGGTACGGTAGGCATAAAGCGGGAGCGGTCACCGTACAAGTATTGACACCACAAGCAACACAACAGGGGCTTATAGGGAAGCCTGTAGCCACCATAACTATCACCACAGGTGAGACAATGATAGCGATAACAAAGCAGGAGAAGCAGTCGGTCAGACAAGCGTTGCGGACAGGCCGCGACGTACCACAGCAGAAGCGGACAATCATCACGCGTAAGGCGTACAGGAGGTCGATATGAGTCACAATCTTTGCATAGTAAACGGAATCGCGAGTATGGCCTATGTTGGCAATACTCCGTGGCACAAGCTCGGTCAGCATGTGGAGGGAGAGGGCATGACCGCGCAAGAGTGTATATCCAAGGCAGGACTTGGGTACTCAGTGGAGAAGTGTCCAGTGTACACAGCAGTGAGCCCCACTGCAATGGTACCGGTGCCTGATCGGTACGCAACGGTGCGCATGGACAACATGACCCCGCTGGGGCTTGTGTCGGACAGATACTCCATTGTCCAGAACTGCGAAGCGTTCAGCTTTTTCGATGCGATCACCGGCGCGGGTGAGGCCATGTATCAGACAGCGGGCGCACTGGGGAAAGGAGAGACGGTGTGGCTCATGGCGAAGCTCCCCCAAGACATAGGGGTGCCCGGCGACGCGGTCGGATCATACTTGTTGCTATCGAACTCCCACGACGGCAAGCGGTCGCTGACTGCGAAGTTTACAGCCATCAGGGTTGTGTGCAACAATACGTTGACCTTTGCACTTGAGGGAAAGGAGAAGTCGGTGACAATCCGACACACAAGCAACGCGCATCAGGCACTGGCCGAATCGCACCGGTTGCTCGGCATCGTAGCCCGCGAACAAGAATCGGCGCACGACATGATACGGGCGATGCTCGACACGCCGATGGATCGAGAGAACCACATGAACGCGACCCGCACCCTGTTTGACATCTCCCCGACCGTAAAGGACATCCGGGACGCGACGCTGGTCAGCACCAAGACGCTGAACATGGTCAACAGCGTAATGGACACCACGTACAGGGGCAAAGGCAACGACGGTCGCACTCTGTGGTCATGGGTCAACGGTGTCGCCGAGTGGGTAGACTACAAGCGCGGTGGCCCCGGTGGCGACGCCGGGAAGGCAGAAAGCGCGCTCTTTGGCTCAGGGCGGTTGGTCAAGGAAAAGAGCATGTCCATTGCCCATGACATTCTCAACTGTAGCCAGACCCCACTTCACTGCGTGTAGGATGGCCCACAAGGGCACAACGACAGCCGGGGCTGGCACGTAGCCAGCCCCGGCATAACAACAAGACAAGGACAAGGCCATGTATGTGACAGTATCAGAAGCAGAAGTCAAGACGCTGGCAAAGATCGTGAAGCGAAAAGGTCTCCCCCGCACGCTCGCCGCACTCGACATCGGTGTGTCAGTTCCGACACTGAACAAGATGCTCGGGCCGCGCTGCGTAGGTGACTGGCCTACGAATTCAGCGATAGCGCACAAGCTCAGGCATTATATCAGTATGAACGGCGGCAGAATTGAGATGGCAAGCAAGGCCGTGGATGAACTCATTCGCCGCGCAGAATCGATCAAGAATCGTAAGCGTACATGACACCACGGATGAACAGAACGTCAGGTGTAGGTGCCCGCAGACATGTCGCGGGCGCACCACTGAGCAGGACGGGCATTGCAAAAGCATTGCAAGAGCATTTCATTTGCATTGCAGAAGCATTTCACACCTGCCCCGCAGCTACTCTTGTATATCTTTATGTTTAAGTACATTGTAAGAGACAATACTGTATTGCCTATATGTCCAGTGTGTGAACAATCCACAGTGGTTATACAAACAGCGTTAGGCTACAGCATTCTTGATTACCCTTGCGGCCACGCAGAGCAAGCGTTGAACGACCGGATTCGTGTCGAACAAAGTGAACAAGCTTCACTGCGAATGGTCGAAGCTGGCATTGCAGGAATGTACACGGGTGCGACCTTTGAGTCATTCATCCCAGCAGCGGGTACTCAGTCAGCCCTCGATGCTGCACGCGGCATGGTTGTCTCAATACTCGAACATAAAGCACTTGGTCTTGTGCTGTACAGTCAAGGCAACGGCTGCGGCAAAACGCACCTTGCTCGTGCATTACTTCGCGACGTGATAATGCACCAGTTGACCGGATGCTGGATACGGCACTGTGATATGAACCACGAAGCGCGCAGGCAGTATAAGAACTGCAATGTACTGGTCGTGGACGATATGTGGAAACGCGCAACGAAAACAAGCGCGGAAATCCTGTATGACATTCTCGACATCAGAGTCGCCCGTAGAACGCCGACCATTGTCACCACGAACGTGACACAGAAGCAAGCGGAATATGCGTTAGGTCTCGAGCACAGCCACGTCATCAGCGGTGTATACTCTCGACTGTCGGCAATGCAGATTGTAGAGCTATCAGGCCCGGACTATAGGCCACGTATGAACAATAAACAACCATAGGAGAGAGATGAAAAAAGCGAGAACAAAAGCAGCGAAGAAGAAACACGCACCAGCACCAGCGGCACCGAAAGTGAAACCACCGGCACCAAAACCACCGGCACCGAAACTGAAACCGCTGGCACTGAAGTCTAAGCCACTGGTGAACTGCACAAAGGTGACCGGTCAATCAGCGTTCATACTGTCACGGGATGGACTGATGCGCTGGCAGCGTGCGGAGGTTGACCTGCACCAAAAGGACAAGACGCTGGTTGAAGTTGAGATCAGGAGGAAAAAGGTCATAATGATCTCAGCGGACGGCTACCGGAGGTTGAACGAAGTCACACGGGTCATGCCCGTACAATCGCCCGATATACTTTGTGAACCAGCACCACCAGCACCGCTTGATTGTGTGACTGTAAAAGGATCAGCCATTGGCTACACAGGCGGCAGTGTAGCGGTACACAATCTCGTGCTGAGATATGACATACGGGCTCGCCTGATGTATCAGTTGATTCTATTGGCATCAAGCTCACCAGAAGTGGCAAGGATGGGCACGAAGGCAGGCATGTTCCCCGCTCAGAAGAATGCCGAGTGCTGGTCATTCTATCCACTCGATGAAGCAAGTGGTGTATGGATTGACTTGCGTTCAAAGGACGTGATGTACAGGCTTGGTCAGACGCAGAACGTGCGTACGATAGCAGATCGGTACGCCCGGACTCACTGGGAGCGGAATATCATTCGCACATTCATGCCGGGGGTGACGATGGACGTGACCAGACTGTACGACTACAAGAACGACGTAGCCACCGTGGTGATGGAGGGCTATTATCCAGATACCGTGACCGATGCGCGGGACGTGCAGAAAAAACTTGTCGCCATTGCGAACGGTTCGCTTGACGCACTCGATGCGCAAGTCGCCACATTCTCGATGATTGTCGGCAACGAAATCCCCCACGGCTCCGCACTCAGTAACGACACAGCAAAAGAACTCGAAGCGATTGAAGAAGCCGAAGAAGGCGAGAGCACTGGTGACCCGTTAGCCCCCACGGAATCCACTGACAGCAACGGGACAACGAGTCAGAGACAAGAATCGAATCAAGAAGCGGCAGAACTGATACGGTCAATCGACAGCGAACTCTTTTTCGGCGTATCAGTAGAAGCGGCGCAGTCGATCCAAAAAAAGTACGCACCGATTGCGCAACAGCCGGTAGCAGTGTTGAGAGAGATACTTGCTCAGTTGCAAGCATCGCAGGTGAAGAAGTAAACAACAAAGGAGACGAACATGAGTGATGACAGGAATCAAAACGAATCGGGCTTGATACGGATATGCGGCCTGTGGCAAGGCAAGACGCGCAAAGGCGAGAACATGATGAGCGGCACACTGTTACCGGGTGTGACTGTGTTCATATTCAAGAACAACAAACAGACCGACAAGCAACCCGACTTCACTTTGTGCATTGCGCAGAAGGAGAAGAAAGAGAGCGGTGACAGTGCCCCCGGTGGCGACGGCGGGATGCTGTAAGATCGAATTCACCTATAACGGCCCACAAGGAGAGATATGCCAAGAGTCACCAAAGTACACAAGACCCGGAAGGATCAGGGCACCTGCCCGAAGTGTGGCGCGCCTATCGCCATTGGCGCAGCCTACGTGTGGTGGCAGTTCAAGAACTGCGGACGTTCAATCCGTTGCAACAAGACCGAGTGCTATCCGAAGCCGAGCGAACTGACTCGATCCGAATTCTTGAGCACGGTACTTGGACTGCAAGAATCATCATTCCAGCATTCAGATAACGTGACCATGGAGGACATCGAAACAGAACGTGACGACGTACAAAGCGCGCTGGAGGACTTGGCCAGCGAACTGCAAGAGAAGCATGACAACATGCCTGAAGGGCTACAAGAAGGTGATACCGGCCAGTTGCTTCAAGAGCGCGCAGATTCGGTGCAGGAAGCTGCGGACGCTTTGGAGAGTGTGGATTGCACCTATGACAATGAGGAGGAAATGACCGACGAACAAAAGCAAGAGAAGTGCGAAGAAGTGTTGACAGAGCTACAGGATGCACTGTCAGGAATCAGTTGTTGATAACATGCAGACAGCAGGAGAACAATATGTTGACGAAATTGACCATCAGTAATGTGAAGAACATTGTGGCGCGAGTAGTAGAGCTTTCGGGCTGCACGATTCTACTCGGCCACGCAAACAAAGGCAAGACCTCGGTGCTGGATTCGGTTCGCTTGCTTCTTGGGTGCGTGGACAGATCGGATGCTCGCGGCAATGCAGGGGTACTGCCCTACATGGCCATCGGCACCGAAAACATGTCCGTGAAAGGCATCTTCAAGAACGACGCCACAGAAGGCGGCATCGAGTTCATCCGCTCGTATAGCGGAAGGCAGCGAATGACCCACGCCTTCACAACTGCGGACACGCAAACGGTTGAGGCGACTCAAGACGTGATGAACAGGGTTGTCGGAGACTGCGTGTTTGACACGCGCACGTTGACCGACTTCGAGGCCGTCGCCAAAGTCGTGGCCGCAGAGTGCGAGACGGACGTGAAAGACGTACAGAGAAAGGCCGTCATGGCGGTACTCGAAAAGGTAACCGGCGCGCCAAAAGGCACATGGGATTCGCTACCAGCGGATTTGGTGTCGCCAGCCATCGTAAAGCTGCGGCAATCGAATGAAGAACTGGCAGTGGTACCGCTCGACTTCTTGACCATGAATGAGTACGTGTTCACGTCACCGAAGGTGTCGGACGTGTGCTACCAGTTGAGCGAGTGGAGTAAGAAGGCAGCGCAGCTATCAACGGAAGCCTATGGCACCATGCGACAGATGAATGCTGAAATCGAGAGCATCGGAAAGTGGCAATCGGAAGCACGAGCAACGACCCGATCACTGCCCGAATTGAAACTCGAATACGACAGCAATCACGATGCGCTGTTGACTCTGCGAAACCAGATCAAGGCCGAGAAAGAAATCATCGAGAAGGCAAAGCAGCAGACAATCGACCTCGGAGATCAGCAGAACAAAGTCACCGAGGCCGAAACCGCAGTGGTCGAAGCAAAGAAGGCCGTGACGGCAATCGAGCGCAAGATGAAGAAGGAGCAGGCCGTCACCGCCGAAGGATTGCAGGCATTGAAAGCGGTTCAATCCAGCGACGTGCTCTGTGCCAAGTGCAAAAAAGCAATCGCCGGTATCATCACCGACGCGACCGAGGATGACAACGTGCGCGGTGAGTTGAAATCAGCGCAACGGAAACTACTCGCAGCAGAAAAGGCACTGGCAACCGAGCAGGGCAAAGTGGTTGCACACAAGGAGACGGTCAAGGAATCGCGGCAACCGGCAGACGTGACCGAGTTGACTCGCCAAGAAGGAGCGCGAGAGGCGGCTGAAAAGACACTGAAGTCCGACTTAGACATCGCAACCGAGCGCGGAATCCGCACCACGCGGTTAGAGCAGTGCCGGGCGGTGGCCGGTACCCAGAAGAAGAAGCGCGCCGTTATGACGGCAGTATCGGAGGCTCTTGACTGTGTGTGGGCAGAGTTGGTGCAGTCGGCGACATTGCCATTCATAACCGCCTGCAATCAGACGTTGACGAAGATCAAGGCTACCACGACATCACTTGAACATATGGGCGAGTTTCAACTTGCATACACGGGCGGCAAGATGAGGTTCAGCGTCATTCGCGAATCAGGCTCAGTGCTGTATCATACCATGGGCGGTACAGAGCGCGTTGTGGTTCGCAACATAGTCGGATGCGCAGTACTCAGTCACCGGCTGGCAGCGGGCACCGCAAAGGAGGCTATCCTGATGGACGACATAGCGGAAGTGAGTGACGAGGCGGTCAATCCATTTTTGACAGCCATGTCAGTGATGCTGAAAGCCTACGGAGTGCAAGGCCTGTATGCGACGTGCCACTTGGGAGGCCCGGACATCGAATCGAAAGACGTGACCGTGGTGTACATGTAAACAACGGGCACAATGGGGGCGGCAACGCCCCCAGATGCCCCCACAAGGGACAATCATATGGCTGATATACTTGGCAACCCGAACGGATTCACTTGCGAAGCCTTGCTACATTCGCTGACGTGGCGAGTAGACGGGTGTGTGCATGTCCAGTTTGAAACGCAAGAATTGAACCACCATGCGAAACTGGCCATGGCTTCACTGCACCGTGAATTCGGGGTGCTTGCTTTCTGTAAGGACGCGGGCGACATCGTGAAACTGCCCAAGGTAGCGAAGCCAGACATAAAGTCGCGGTCGCAACGGCTCCGTGATGTACTGTTTCGCGTGTGGGAGCAGGAGGGCAAGCCGGGCACACAGGAAGAATACTACGCGGCAGAGATGGAGAGGATAATTGCATCATACAGACGGAGGCTCGTATGAACGTGAGAGGAAAGTATGTGAACTGTTTGAGTACAGCGCAGAGTGACGCCGTAAGACACATGGCACAGAGCAGGGTTATATCAGCGGGGCCCGGAACCGGCAAGACTCTTACTGTAGCTGCACTTGTCAAGAACTTGGTGACGAACGGCGTGTCAGCTTCCAGCATTCTCGTGTTGACGTTCACCCGGTCGGCGGGCATCGAAATGAAAACGCGCATTGCGTCAATATGCGACAAGTTAGTATCGCACTTGATAACATGTTGCACGTTGCACTCATGGGCCTATACGATCATGAAGGCATTCCCGTCAGCATTCGGTCGAAGAACAGGGATGACCGTATACGATGAGGTGGATACATACGACGTGTGCAGCGAACTCAATCTGATGTACAGGGTAAGAATGAGACCGGGCCAGATACGACATGCGATTGAAAGCCGTACATGCGTGCGCACCGTAGACGAAGTAGAAGGGCGGCTCTTGATTGAATATCAGCGGTGGCTTGAGGAGATGAATGCCGTAGACTTCTGCGGCATGATGAAGGAAGTGACCGCGAAGCTGTCAGACCCAGAAGAACCAGTGACGCAGTGGGCAATGAACAAGTGGCGGCATGTCATAGTAGACGAGGCGCAGGACATGGACTCGATACAATTCGATGCCGTGAAAATGATTGCAGGCCACAGCAACTTGAACCGAAGCCTTGTGCTTGTTGGTGACGAGGATCAAAGCATATACGGCTGGCGCGGCGCAAATGCTCTTGCCATGAATCAATGGTCAGACGAAACCAGCGTGACATGTCGGCTCGGTGATTCGTATCGGTGCGCGAAAAGTATTGCAGCGTGCGCGCAGAAGTTGATTCAACACAACTGGCCAGACGAGGACAGGCCGTTCGATACACTTGTCGCAATGGGCGGTGAAGTCATTGTGCGCGGGCATGAGGATTCAATGCAGGAAGCGCAGAAGGTGTCGGAACAGATTCAAAGGTGGATTGCATCAGGCACGAGCCCGGATCAGATTGCGATATTGTCACGTACACGATGGAGGGTAACAGAAACAGCGGCCCGGCTGGCTGCGGACTCAGTGCAAATGACATTCGTCGGTGAGCGGGCAAGCATGTACGCAACGCGGGAAGGAAAGCAAGTGCTCTCGATGTTGCGGCTTGCAGTGAACCAGCGTGACGCACTCTCATTCATACGCATACGGCACGCATTGCATGTGTCCGATGATGAAATGAACACGCTCAGGATGAGGGCAGCTTCATGTGGCCGGTCGATGTTTGAAGAATGGAGGGCGACCTACAAGCACCCAGACATTGAAGGGTCAACGCCGTGGAATGAGACTGTGAAGCAGATACTCCAGTGGGCAGACGAAACTTTCAACACATTGCAGCACCGAGCGGTTGTGAAGTCGTTGCAAGCGTTGTCAGCTATGTACAGGTTGACCGAACCGTCGCACTTGTTGAACTGGATAGATCGGATTGACTTTGCGGACAATGACGCAGAGGTGACCGGTGTTCATGTCGGCACAATCCACAGCGCGAAGGGCAAGGAATTCCTGTATGTGGTTGTGATCGGTCTTGAGCAAGGCCACTTTCCGCATCGGTCAGCCGAGGATGAAAGCGAAGAACGTCGATTGTTTTTTGTCGCAATCACGAGAGCAATTCACACTGTAATAGTGACGCATGCCGACGTGGTGTACTTAGACAACGTGGGCACGAAGCGGGCGCGGTCATCATTCATTGACGAGATGGGCATAGGAGACGACCATGACACGAAATGAATTCATTCTCGATGTGCAAGACTGGGAGAGAGACACGAGACGGTACCGGCCAGATGTATGCGGCGCATGGCTCAGGATTTGCATTGCAGCACACACAAGCGAACCAAGGGGCGTAGTGCATGACACAGTGGCAGGCATGACAGCCATCATGGGTACTGGCAGCGACTCCGATACTCATGCCCTGTTGACCGTCATAGGCGAACGGTGCGCGGGCAAGCCATCGTTAGGTGATGTGGTGTACGAAATTGACGCCACGTATACCGTGACAGTACGGCGCATGGTGAAGGAAGAAACTGCATCGAAGAAGAAACGCGACTCGTTGAAGCGGACGCGCACAGACATCATTCCGTTGCCTGCGGAACTGTCAGTGATAGATGAGATCGTATCGAAGTGGGAGGAATGGCGAGAGTACAGAACAAAAGAACTTCGCAAGCCAATGCCACCGACAACACAAAAGGGCCAGATAGGAAAACTGGTGCAGGAGTTTCGCGAGCGCGGGCAATCGGCTGCGGTCGAAATGCTGAAGCGCAGTATGGACAGCGGGTGGACTGGACTATTCACCAGCGAAGAACGCGGCACAAGGAAAGCGGCAGCGAGCGTGAAACTGACACCGATACAACAAGCCGAGGCCGCAGGCAGCTTTTTCAAGTAGGCAGGGAAGCAATGTGCTAAACTGCAATATCAAACAACAGAAGGAGACAAGATGAAAAGAAAGATCACGATGGTGAGGGTCGAACCGAAGATGGTGCAGGTGGAGTGGATGCAGGCGACCGACGCGGATGTGTGGGAGACGCACACTTTGAAGTCAATCGAGCACCCGACCCCGTCACTGAAGAAGGCGATGCAAGGAATGCTCGGTACCGCGTTGCGACTTCTCGAACTCGAAAAGGCGTATGGCGCGAACTGTAGCGTCCGGGCGATCCATTACGACACCATAGGCGACGAACTCGCATTCTCGATTCATGTCGTGAAGCAACTGGGCGAAGGCAACGGCGGCAGGCTGGTGCTGATAAAGACACCGATGGCGATGTCAATCGCAGCGGCGGTTGTGCGGTGTACCGAAAACGATGTCAAGCTCGCCGAGGCGGTGCAGGAAGAAGCGGAAGCGTATCTGGATGGTGAACGTGCAAACGATGATCTTTTCACGACCGGCAAGACAACGAATGGCAGCATCGGTGCCGCCACGTCGGAAGGTGCCGAGAAGGGCAAGGCTTCAGCGGCGAAGCTCCCGCCACCCAAGGCCACGGAAAAGAAGTCACCGGCCAAAAAGCCAGCGACATCATTCAAGCCCCCGAAGGCTCCCGCCACGCCCACAGCACCGAAGGCCCCGGCAGCACCGGCCAATGCCTTGCCAAAGGCGACGAGTGCCCCGGCAAGCCCCAAGGCCCCCGAGAAGGAGTAGAAGGGCACCAAGGGCAAGGACGCCCCATTGACGAACCACCAAGGGGCGGGGGGAGGCCCCCGCCCCACTAAGGAGAACCATGAGCGATGAACAGAGTGAAAAGGCAGTATACGAATCATGGATCGGTATCGATCCGGGACAACGACACAGTGGTATCGTATTGCTGCGCGACCCGTTCAATGTAGAACGCTTCATCGAAGCATCGGTCGATTCCGATAACACGGACGTGATTGCGTGGCTTAGAGATCGGGTTGCGATACTCAGGCCAGCAGTGATTGTGATCGAGGACATGCAAGCGACCGGCGTGCCCTGCGGACATGCGCTGTTGGACACCGCTCGATGGATAGGGCAGTTCAAGGAGGCCGCACAGCATACCGCATCGGTGTACGGCGGGAAAGTCGTGATGCTGACTCGTAGCAAGGTGCGAATGTTGTTAGGGGCAAAGAAAGACGGCGCGGTACGGCAAGCGGTCTTGGCAATGTTCAGAAAGACCGGTGGCGGCACGACAGAGCAAGTGGGCACCAAGAAATGGCCCGGCCCATTGTACGGCGTGACAGGGCATGCGTGGCAGGCTGTTGGTGTGTGCATTGCGTATCTGGCAATGCTCACGATGAAGCGCGCCGACGACGCACGCGGAGAGATGTTTGCGGACACAGAAGACAATCCATTCAACTAACCATGCACAATGTGTGCATAGCAACAACAACAAAACAACAGGAGACAGCGATGAAGAAAACAGAAACAGCGGTTACAATAGTACCGTCGGGAAATGTCGAAAAGACAATAATCATGGCATGCGAAGTGCTTCTGGCAAAAGATGTGTTTGTCGAGAAGTTCAGTTCATTCGCATCAGCATACAGCATGCTTGACGACGCCGGGAAAAAGGAGGTTAGGAACGACCCGCGTATTGTAAGATGGCCGGGTGCATGGTTTGACAAGGCGGTGAAGATAGCGGCAGGATTGCTGGATGCAAGCATGGCACTGATCCCCGAGCGGTTGCCGTGTTACAGACAGCTATCAGCATTGCCCGCAGCGATGCAAAAGACATACACAGTGCCGGAAAAGGAAGTGGATGTGTATGAGCCAAAGTCGCGGACGCATAGGCGTATACGAGTACTGGCGCTGACATCGGCGCAAGCGGACAGGGTGTTCGACGCAAGCGGGAAGAAGGTGCGATCGGTAGCGGAACAAGCCGCAGCGACGGTAACAAGTACACCAGCCACAGCGGTCAAGAAAAAAGGAACAGAAGGAGCCTCGATCAGTTGGGACGCAAAGGAGTGTCTTGTCACTATCGCAAAAGGTGGCACAGTGCGACTGAGTGGCAACGAACTGAAGGCGGCACTTGTCGTGTACAAGAAGGGCATACTTGCCCGGCATGTAAAGACTGCATCGAAGTTCTAACGAAGTAACAAGACCAAGAAGTAAGGGGACACCGTGAACAGGCAGCGAGTGATAAGAGAAGAATACGAACTTGCGTACATGCGCATGGCTGGCCTGTTCACGGAAGTCCCGTCGGAAAGAGAACTGAAATCACAGCGGGTAAACGCGCACCCAGAAGAGTACAAGGCGTACCAGAAGGCGTACCACCAGACCGCCGAGTACAAGGCGTACCAGAAGGCATACCAGAAGGCGTACAGACAGACCGCCGAGTACAAGGCGTACCAGAAGGCGTACAGACAGACCGCCGAGGGCAAGGCGTACCAGAAGGCGTACAGACAGACCGCCGAGGACAAGGCGTACAAGAAGGCGTACCAGAAGGCGTACAGACAGACCGCCGAGTACAATGCGTACCAGAAGGCGTACAACCAGACCGCCGAGCGCAAGGCGTACCACCAGACCGCCGAGCGCAAGGCGTACCGGAAGGCGTACAGACAGACCGCCGAGTACAAGGCGTACCAGAAGGCGTACATGAAGGCGTACCGACAAAGGAAACGACTGACAACACAACCCACAGGAGAACAACGATGAGAATCGCACACTGGATGTTGATAGCAGCACTTTGCGCCGTGGCAATCACGCTCGGCGTTTCGCATATCAAGGAGACAGCAAACACGGAGAACAAACAATCGGCCACGATGCAGTGGCCAGAACCTTCAATGACCCACAAGGAGACCATGACAACGAACAATCCAGAACCAGAAGTGAAATCAGTTTCGCAGCAGTCATTCGAGCGCGCCAAGCTCGGCGTAGCACTGGCCGAAAGTCACAACAAGGACATTGGCGTACATGATGATGGGAAGTCATACGGCAGGCTGGGTGTCACATTGAGCGCGGCAGCACAACTGTACAAGCTCAATTTGATAACCGGCACAGAATACATAGTAGTGGCGAACAGACCTGCGCTATTGGCCGAACCAGAAGTCAATGACCGGTTAGGCACATTGTATCTGCATTATGTATGCGAGCGCGACGAGCCGATAGGCATGACAGACATTGATTATCTCGCCCGCGTAGGACGGTACCATGGCGGCAGCAGCTACAGGCAGCGCAGGTACTATGAGCGCGTGGTTGTCCGCTTGTATGAATTCGACAAGCGGCAAGCGAAAAAGAATGCGGCCTATGTAGCACAGGTGGCGCAATGAACACGCCCGAAGATGCACAAGCCCCGCTTGAGAACATGACCGCACAACAGCTTTATGATGAACTGGAGAGGCTGCGGCGTGAGCGGCTGTCCATGCTTCAATCGCACCACGACCCAAAAAGCCACGAGCAGATCATCAGGCGTATATTCAGAGTGCGCGCTTTACTCAATCGCGAACGCAACACAGGAGGCAATCGATGAGAAATGAACTCGATGTGCATTCGATGGTGCCGGTCGCTACCACCAAGATAGATGAGGTCTTGAAAGCTGTTGTGGACTTCTTGAAAGCGAACCCGGATACGTGGTTCACGTCACGCCAGTTGGCCGAGACCATGGACTGTCACAGCGGAAACACTGAGCCAAAGATGCGAAGGGCCATTGCTATTGCCGTGGAGTGCAAGGGCATTCCGATAGTGGCGTCGGATCAAGGCTACATGTTCACAACGAGCGACCGCGAGTTGACAGCCTACGCGGACAGGCTGGCGCAGCGTATACGCGGAGTACAGGCGCGCATAGTTGGCGTACAAAGGATATTGTTCGCGCACCAGCATCTTAGGCCCGTGACAGGGACATTCGATGAGAAGGCACTGGAGGACGAACTGCGCGCAGCCAAAGGAGGAAAGATAACCGCGACAGACATAGTGAACATGGCGGCACGTAATGGAGTGCCATCTTCGCATGTGATGAAGCGGCTCATGGCCATGTGCCCCGCAGACCAGAAAGCGATTGACGAGTATTACGAAAGCCAAGAAGTGAAGCAGTGGATTCTATAACACAAGGAGAACCGATGAAACCAGAACAAGAATCAGAAAAGATCGAGCGGGAGAATGTTGCAGCACAGATGAGAGTGGCTGATGTAACAGCACGAGCGATGGATATGCGCCCGCATATGACGTACCAGTTCATGCAAGACGTAGCTCATGCGTTGACTGCGTGGTACGGCGACACAGCGAAAGCGAACATGGCCGCGTTGACGTATCTGGGCAGTGTGGACGCGGTACTGCATGCGAAGGCCCTTCGCCGTGTGACCGGCAAGCGACTTCCCGAGTGCATTGCGATTGTCGCGACCGCTCTGCCGGATCCCGGCGTGGTGATGATGAACCAGACCTTTGTCACCACAGTGGCAACGATTGCAGAGACAGTTCAATCAGGCAAAGCGCGTGAACTCGTAGGCGACTTGAAGGCATGGCGGCGCGAGTACTACATTCGCCAGTACGGCCCGTGGCGGTGGCTGTTGCCTCTGTGGTGGAGGATCGTGCTATGAGCAAGACAACGCACAAGGCACAGAAAACGGTACTCATGCCAATGGCAACCGCCGGTACAGGCTCGAATCAAGTCTGGGTATATAAACGCATGCCGAGAATAAACGGCGTCGCACCGTTCACCATATACCAAGGTGATCGTGAAATCGGCAACGCTCAGACGCTGGCGAATGCGATGCTGATGATGAAAGCCCGCGTATGGTCAGAGGATGTGAAGCGAACCGCACGTAACAAACGGAGGTCGAAATGACAATCGAAGAACAGGTTCAAGAACAGTTTGCATTGAATGCACTGACTCGCATCGTGAAAGAGTGGAAACGAGCGAGCTTGCTGCACCCGAAATGGCCCGACGACGTGATACATGCTGCGGCCATTCTGGCCGAGGAGGCGGGTGAGACATTGCAAGCCGCGCTCGACATAACGTACAAGGCCAAGACGCAGGATGAACGAGACGAAGGATGGGCGCACGTTGCCGAGGAGGCCATTCAAGCGGGCGCAATGGCACTACGCATCTTGATAGGAATGGGTGGCTACAAGCTCCCAGAACTGTCACAACCGGCAACAATCGAGGCCAGCCATGAATAATCTCAGTGACCAAGCGCAGAACCTTCTCGCCCTTCTCGCTCCCCATTGCGAACCGAACCGTTGCATGATTGCCGGGAGCATTCGGCGCGGAAAGAAAGACCCGAAGGACATTGAAATAGTCTGCATCCCCCGGCAAGAGGAAGTGCCTGACTTGGTAGGGTACAAGATGATGCGGTCACGGCAGTACATTGAGACCGTACACGCATGCGGTACCGTGGTGAAAGGCGATGTAGCCACAGGCAGGTACGTGCAGCTTCAATTGAACGCGACTGCGGCGAAGGTTGACCTATTCATGGCACAGCGTGAGAACTGGGCTACGACCGTAGCAATGCGTACAGGCCCGGCAGACTTCTGGCATCACTGTCTGGCCGGTAAATGGGTGAGCATGGGGTACAAGTCAGTCGATGGAATACTCATAAAGGAAGGCAGGCCGTCGCCACAATTCGAGGAAGAAGATGACTTGTTTTACTTTCTCGGCATCATCCCCTTGAAACCGTGGGAGCGGGAAGCATTCGCGATACGCATGGCGAACGAGAAGCAAGCGCGAAAATATCTGGCGTCGGTATCATCCGGGAGACATCACAATGGATGACGTGCAGGCAATCGTGGATTCGCTTCGCGATGAACACTGCCGATACTGTAGGCGGTATCGGAAGTGCAAGATATGGCTCGACGTGCGGCAGTCCGGTACTGTGTACCAGCGGCTACCGCATCAGTGGTCAAGGCGCAGGGAAACAAAAGCATGGTACTGCACGTCATGCGAGAATGAAGCAACGGAACTCAATTCAAGAACCAATGGAGACACAATGAAACACGAACACGACAAGTGCATGAACTGCGGACGCATACTGATTGACGAACCACGCAACGCAACCGACAGGCCGGAATCAGAAAGCGAGGCTGTCCGTAGTGGTGTCGCACCGGACGCCTGTAAACGCTGTTGGAGTACACGGGCGCAGGAGGACGATGACGACGCCCACATTCACGATCCGCATGGGTATGTGAAGGTAAAATTCACGCAAACCATTTACGACACGCTACCCGGTTGGCTGTACGTTGCTACAGATACGCGAGGGGAGCATGCCACGCACTCAGGCCCGTCAGGGTTGAAGTGGGACGTGTGGTGTATAGGGTACGTGTCGGGTATGTACTACCAAGGCAGCGAATGGCTATTCGGCGAAAAGGGCTGGTGCCGAATGCAGGAATCGCCATACTTGTCTCGCACGCATGACAATGCTATCAAGCATTGCATCACGAACTTTAGGACAACAATCGCACGACGTGGCGCATTCGTAAGGCCATATTATCACTGGACACCGAGCAAGGTGTAGCACAACAGGAGACACATGAACGAGGAGATGAGAACACATGATGAGGAGATGCGTACCCAAGATGACGCGGCTATGCCCGTGGCATACTGCGATGTGGAAACGCTTGTGGAGACGGTGCAGCGCGCCCTACGGCAGATTGAGCACGGCTACACATTGTTGACCGATGCGCAAGCCCTGTTGAATACGTTGCCCGGATGGGATTTGTCACGGGTGGGCGTGCTGTACTCGAATGTGCATTCGAGGGCGCATTCAATCAGCACCGACGAATCCGAAATCAAGAAGGTGCGCAAGAAAGTGATTGCGGCGGCGTGGAATTCTGTAGGTGACAAGCTACGGTTGCGGGACGTGATGACCGAACAGCAATTCGCTGAATGGCATAACGCTCTTGTGAACGAATCACTTCCAGCACTCACGAGCCACAATGTCTTTGCCACCATGCAAGGACTCGTGCGTCGCTTCCCCGAATTCGCTAAACATGTTGTGGAGGAAGCATATGATACTTGCAGGCCGCGCCCGAAGGGGTACACAACGAACGACCGTTTCGCTGTAGGTAGAAAGGTTATTCTCACACACATGATGCGGCCCCGGTACTGCGGTGGCATGGAAATTCACCATGACCGAAAGCACCGATTGCGGAATATCGACACCGCCCTGTGCCTACTCGACGGCATTGGAATCCCCAAGACGTTCTGGGGTACAATCGTTGACGCGGTAGAAAAGAAGAACGACGAACGCAATGGCCGTGAGATGCACGCGACCACCGACTACTATGACATCAGGTGGTACCGCAACGGCCACATGCACTTGACCTTCCTGCGGGCCGACCTTGTAGCCAAATGGAATCGAATGGCAGGGGCGCATCAATTGCACTGCGGTGAGGATTCTACTCACGGCCAGACGGAAGCGAACGACGAATTCAGAAACGAGACCGGACAACAAACGGACGAACAGGAGTAGCATGAAGCAAAAGAAAACAGTCGCACAGGTTCGCGCAGAGGCGAAGCAGGCCGCACGGAACATCGGTGTACATTTCAAGTGCCCCGCTTGAGGCGTTATAGTCATACGGCATACTGACAAGAAAGTCGTATCGAGTTTTTGCGAGAAGAAAGGCAAGGACGTGAAGATGAAACGCATCACAATGAAAACAGCGGAGGGATCATGTCGGTCATAGCGTATACGAAAAAAACATTTTCGAGCACTTCATTGTCACTGATAAAGTGTGCGAACGCCATTATCAAAGTATACTCGGCTCAAGGATTCGTGTTGACCCTACGGCAGCTATACTACCAGTTTATTGCCCGTGGACTGATGGAGAACTCCATGCAATCATACAAGAGACTGGGTTCAATCGTAAACGATGGTCGCATGGCAGGGATGATTGACTGGTACGCTATCGAGGATCGGACTCGGGCAGTTGAAAAACTGTCTCACTGGGAATCGCCTTCGCAGATGGTACGTGCCTGCGCACGGCAATACCATGTTGACAAATGGCAAGAGCAGACCTACAGGCCAGAAGTGTGGATTGAGAAAGAAGCGCTCGCGGGCGTCATTGCACCAGTGTGCAACGAACTCGATGTGCCATACTTGTCTTGCCGTGGATATACTTCACAATCCGAAATGTGGTTGAGCGCGCAACGCATGCGGCAATACGAATCGCAAGGACAATGCGCCGTGGTTCTGTACTTAGGTGACCATGATCCGAGCGGCTTGGACATGACCCGTGACGTGACTGACCGGCTACAGACTTTTCGGTGTAAAGTCAAGGTACTCAGGCTCGCTTTGAATCGTGACCAGATCAAAAAGCACAAGCTGCCACCGAACCCGGCGAAATGCACCGACTCACGCTTCAAGGCATACATTGAAACGCACGGTGAATCATCATGGGAATTGGATGCACTTGAACCAGCGTTGATTGTCGAACTGGTGCGGTATGCAATTGATAAACTGTGTGACCCCGATCCGTGGCGCACGTACCAAGACATTGAGGACAATGGTCGCGACGCGCTCGAAAGGATTGCCGACGTAATGGACGCCAAGGAGAAAGAATGAATCAGCGGACGCCAGTGATGGATGAAGCTCTCGATGTATTCAAGCGGTTCAACAATACGGGCTTGACCCTTGCCACTATAGGGGACAGGCTGTGGGGAAGGCGGTATGTGCATTGGCAGTCATATTGTCGGCCCGCTGGCGCGCTGATGAAGCGCATGGCCGCTCTCGGTCTCGTGCGTTGTCAATACATGAGCACGACCAAGCGTACATTATGGTTCGCATCGAGCACAAGATGAGTTGCTGGTAATCCGTGGTGCATGCAGGCGCACACGGGGGCAAGTAGGAGCACAAAGGCAAAAGATCAGCAGAGCGCGACCGTCGTACCAAGGGGCAAAAAAAAGGGCTGGACAGGTGGACCGACCCTGCCAGCCCCCCACAGCAGGAGAGCTGCGAGAACGATTTCCATTATAGCAACTTGACAAGGAATTGTCAACATGGTACAATAGGGCATTGCCCGTGATGAATCGCGGGCGTAACGACAGCAGGAGAACAACATGTACCGAGTAGTAATGAAAACTCGTATTGCAGCGGCGCACCAGTTGACCTTGCCCGGTGATTCACCGTGCGCACGCATGCACGGACACAACTGGAAAGTAGAAATCTCAGTGGTAGCAGACGCCCTCGACGCACACGGCATGGTCGTGGACTTTGCGCTGCTGCGTGACGTGGTACGTGGGCTCGACCACAAGACGTTGAACGACACGTTGAAACAGCCGACCGCCGAACGCATTGCCTGCTACATTGCTGCCGCTGTGAGCGAAGTCATAAGCTCGACGCGGGCGCAGGTGAACTGCGTGACTGTCACCGAGACGAAAGGCAGTACGGCTGAGTACTACCCAGCGGTGAAAGTCGGCAAGGAACGCATGTACGTGCAGAACTGAACCGGAGACGACCATGGACATCCCCAGCACAGACGAAAGCGTGTTGTCGATTGCGGAGGTGTTTCAGAGCATACAAGGGGAAGGCATGCTCGTGGGAACGCCTGCGGTGTTCATCCGCATGGCCGGGTGCAACATGTCATGCCCGTGGTGTGACACGAACCACAAGGAGACAATGCGGTTGACTCCCAAAGAGCTTGCCATGGAATTGCATCACGGCTTCAAGGTGAAGCGGATCATATGGACTGGCGGCGAGCCATTGCTGCAAGCATCACGACTGGCAATCGCGGCAGTGATGCTGCATGACATGGGATGGGTGCATCAGTCAATCGAAACGAATGGCACCATCGACATGCCTGATGAACTCATTCACCACGTAGACCCGTGGGTGACATGTTCACCGAAGTCGCCCGGATACACTTTACGCAATGCGGACGAATTGAAGATCGTATACGGCCCCGGCATCGAGCACCAGCCAGCAGAATACGACCACAGGCTTGCGCGGCACCGTTTCATTCAGCCACTATGGTCGAAACAGACGGGCATCGAAATGAGCTTGCCTATGTGCCTCGAATGGCTCCAGTTGCATCCGCACTGGCGGCTATCGCTTCAATGTCACAAGATGATAGGCATTCGATGAAGGCCACCAAGGACACGCCAGCCGTGCAGTCGGGCACGATGGTCATCATTGTGAAGTTTCAATTCGCAGCAGTGCATTACTGGCCGGGCGCGCCCCGGAACTCAATTCTACAGCATCCGCATCGGCATGTGTTTCACGTATCAGTCACGAAAGGCGTATCGCATGACGACCGAGCAGTCGAATTCATTGAGTTGAAAGAGCAGATGGAGAAGGCAGCACAGGCATTGTACTGCAAGCGACCCACGACGAATAGCTGCGAAATGATGGCACGTTCACTGGGTACGATGTTTCGCTGCATTCAAGTGGCAGTGCTCGAAGATAACGAAAACGGTGCCATATGGTCAGCCGACTGCGCAGCGCGGCAGTGAAATCGGAAACGAAAAAATGCGAATGGCACAGAGTAGCGTTGCATGCACGTTCATACGGCCATGCTATGTGATGACCACAGACGACAATGCGCGACGGTATACCAGCGAACGGCAAAAGGCTTCGCATTCAGTAACGGCAGCATGACGAGGAGGCCCACATGAACTTGAACAACCAGACAATCATAATCCAGTTGGCTACATGGGAGCAGGTACGCGCCAGCATTTGCTACATGCCATACTGGCTATACTCAGCGTTGCGTGCTGCCGGTCATGTCCCGGCACTGCATGAGGATTGTACATTCGACAACGCCTGCGACGTGATTGACAATGCGCCAATGGGCTCGAACATTTTTGTCGATGTGTCCAGCGCACCACAGATAGAAGCGGCTCTCGAACTCAGTCGGCACTACAAGGCCAGCATGCGCACGTTGCACTTTGTAGGGTACGGGCCATTCGCACCGGGCTTGAACTTTCTCAAGCCAAACGAACTGCCCGTGGACATTCTGACAGGTGTATGGAAATTCCATGAGCAGTTGGGAGCCTTCAGACGAGGGTACGCGACCATCGACAGCCATGTCAAGTGCCACGACGCACGACCCTTCTTGCCTGTGTTCATGTCGTTAGGCTGTACAAGGAACTGCCCCTATTGCTACGTGAGCGGCCCGTGGTACGGCAAAGGCGTTCGCCCCCTTGCGGAATGCCTGCGGGTGATTGACGAAGCAATCGAGATGAAAGTGAACCTGCATTTCGAGGACGAAAACTTCTATGCGCATCCCCACTTCAATGACATCATACGGCACTTGGACGGCAAGGGGCTTATGTGGATTGCTCTTGCTGACAGCATCAGTGTGTCAAAGGCACTCGAAAGCGGTGTCACGGTAGGGCAGCTTGAGAACGCTGGCCACTGGCTAACTGAAATCGGACTCGAAGCAGTGTCCCCAGAAGTGCTCAACAAGAAGCAGAGCATGGGCGCGATACTCGCGAGCGGTCTCAAGACGTTCTGGTTGTCCGTTTCACTTTTCCCGATGGAGACGATCAGCACACTGAACATGAGCGGAGACTTCTATCGCGACCACGGCACGGCGTGGGATGACCTATTGCCACGCCTGCGCACTCAATCATCGGTAGGCGGTCTTGGTCAATTCTACCAGCCATATCCTATGACGAACGGCTACGAAGCGGCCCTTGGGCACGGCAGGATGCTTCCCGGCACGCCCCTGCGGCTAAGACCGTCTTATGTTGGCAACGCATTCGATTCTTGCATCCCGGTACAGAACAGACTGTACACGGAGGATGAACACAAGTGGGTGAACCTGTATGGCTCAATGTCGCAAGGCACAGACCTTCTCGATGCGTGCGATGGTAATTGGACAGTGCGTGACCTTTGCGGAGACAATCATACGGCCTACGCTCTCATGGCACAAGCTGCGAAGCTCGGCATAATAACCGACGCCAAGGACACGAAATGACAAACCAAGAAAAACAGGCTGTGGTAAAGCAAGCGATACGGTCTTTACTCGAATGCTATGACGACCCGAATAGGGAAGGGTTGATCGACACACCGGACAGAGTAGCAAGAGCATATGAAGAAATGCTCGAAGGCTACTCAGCAGACCCGGCTCGAATTCTGAATCGCACTTTCGATGCATCTGGGTATAACTCGATGGTGCTGGTGGAGAGCATCGACTTTGTATCACTGTGTGAGCATTACATGCTCCCATTCGTCGGCACGGTAACGATCGGCTATATTCCGAACCTGCGCATTGTGGGCTTGTCGAAACTACCCCGGCTGGTACACGCATTCGCGGCGCGGCTACAGATTCAAGAGCGCATGACGGTACAGATAGCAGACGCACTATGCACAGCGATTGACCCTGTGGGCGCGGGCGTGATTATCTCGGCACGTCATATGTGCATGACGGCACGGGGTGTGAAACAGGCGCACACATTAGCAGTGACCCAGACCTTGCGCGGCATATTCTTGTCGGATGGTGTCGTGCGTTCTGAATTCCTGCAAGCGGCCAGAACGTAGATCAGATAACAGTGAACGGAGACGAAGATGAGCATTTCCACTTTGCACGAACTGATGGTCAAGGACTTGGTGTTTGGCTGGCAACCAGACGTGCCAGACAAGCGCGACCTCGTTTACTCATGCACCGCACCAGTAGAAGTGCCTGACTCGGTGACAATCAAATGCCCCCCGGTACTCACTCAGCTACGGGTAGGATCATGCGTGTGGAATGCACTGGCCATTGCGGCGCAGATAGACATGCTCAGGCAGTGGGAGGGCAAGGAGAAGGCATGGCTACCGTCAAGGCTATTCGGTTACTTCAATACACGGGCCATTGAGGGCACCGTAATGGTAGACAGTGGATGTCGAATACGGGACGCGATCAAGGTAGCAGCCCGGCTCGGACTCGTGCCCGAAACAGAATGGCCCTATGTTGAGACGATGGTATTCAAGCGACCATATCTCGACTGCTACAATCATGCGATACGGCATCAGGTATTGCGGTATGAGCGCGTGCCGCAGATTCGCAACGCCATAATGCAATGCCTTGCAGAAGGGTGGCCCATTATCTTCGGCGCAGCATTGTACACTTCATTCTTGTCGAACGAGGTGGCCAAGACCGGCGACGTGCCAATGCCCGATCTCAAGAAGGAGAAGCAGGAAGGAGGCCACGCGCAGCTTATACGTGGGTACAAGACCCAGCGGGGACAATACCATGTGCGTGGCTCATGGTCGGAGAAGTGGGGCGACAAGGGCGACTGTTGGATGCCCTTCGAGTATATCGAGGATCGTGACTTGTGTAGCGACCTATGGACAGTGAGATGGGTGGAACGTGTGGATGGCGAACATCCAACAACTTGATTCTAACACAACAACCAACCAAAAACCATGAAAAAGAAAGTTGGCAGTCCAGCCAAAGTGAAAGTGGATAAGCAACTAAGTCCAGTTATTATCCGCACAAACTGTACAGGAGCGGATACCATGCCGCTGAACAAGATTCTTGGACTGCAAGGCAATTTGAAGGAACTGTCCAGCGAAAACTACGGAAAACTGCTGGCATTGATGGTGAAGGACGGGTTCTCATTCCCGTTGACCGTGGCGCGTTTGAAAGGGAAACCCCACGGCGTCATAGACGGGCACCAGCGGCACAAAGTTGTTGCACAGGCAATAGCAGAAGGTGCCACGCTCACGGACGCGGCAGGCCGCAAGGTTGACGCCCTGCCCGTGGTCTGGGTGGAGTGCCGGCACAAGCGGCATGCTGCGCGGCTGATTCTCGCCGCCGTGTCCCAGTTCGGCAAGGTGAGCGACGACGGGCTGAATGAGTTCATGATCGCGAACGAGATTGACTTCTCGGCGCTGCCGTGCTACGACCTTCCGGACTTTGATGCGGAGAAGTTCTCTGCCGTATTCGCTAATGAAGGCGACGGTGGGAAAGGCCCGGACGAGTTCAGCAAGGTTGACGAGACTATTGACACTGAGCACACCTGCCCGAAGTGCGGATACAAGTGGAGCGGCGGAAAGTGAAATTACACTTGAAACGTTTCGGGATACAGTTGTCGCGCGGCCACAACGTGATTGACTTGAACACACAACCGTGTCCCAGCATCATGGCTGATGGAATTGGCGGTGTCGGCCACGCACAATGGTGGATCACAGGGAACAGGGAACAGGGAACAGGGAGACATGATGAAAGTATTTCACGAGAACGGCGGGTTCAGAACAACGGAATGTACCGACATTCCATCACCGACAATCACGGCAACACAATGCAGAATGATAATGCAGCAGGCAGCAGGCAGCAGGCAGCAGGCAGCAGGCAGAACACTTGCAAGCCTCTTTACCGAGTGCCTTCAATGGCTGAAATAAACGCCATCAAGTGGAACGGGTTCAAGGTTGCCAGCACGTTCAGCGGGTGCGGTGGGTCGTGCCTTGGCTACCGCATGGCTGGATTCCGCGTGGTGTGGGCGAATGAGTTCGTACCCGCAGCGCAGAACAGCTACAGAGCTAACATGACCAAGGACTGCCACCTTGACTGTCGCGACATCAAGGTTGTGCAGCCACGGGACATCCTGGGTGCAACAGGGCTTGCCGTGGGAGAACTGGACTTGCTCGACGGCTCCCCGCCTTGCCAGGCATTCAGCACGGCAGGCAAGCGCGAGAAGGGATGGGGCCACAAGAAAAAATACGAGCATGGGGCCAGCCAGTGCAACGAGACCCTCTTCTCGCAGTACATCCGCCTGTTGCGTGGATTGAAGCCCAAGGTGTTTGTGGCCGAGAACGTCAGCGGACTTGTCAAGGGTACGTGCAAGGGAATGTTCCTCGACATACTGCGTGACATGAAGGCCAGCGGGTACCTCGTAGTGTGTCGCGTGTGTGACGCGCAATGGCTGGGAGTTCCGCAGATTCGACAGAGGACAATCTTTGTCGGGGTGCGCGAAGACTTGAACCTTGACCCGTGCCACCCGAAGCCGTTGACGTACCAGTACAGTGTACGTGACGCGCTGCCGGAAACAGGGAAAGTTGTGCATGATACTGCTGGGGCGTTTGCCGTCCGTGTCAATGACGGCAAACGCCCCAGCGATACAATCACTTGTAGTAGCAAGAATCATTACAAAGTGCATAAACAGGATGAAAAGCCGTGCAAGTTTGTAACGAGTGATGATTCATTCGGGGCAAGAGGAACAGTAGTTCGCAAGTTCACCATCGCGGAACTGAAACGGATATGCGCCTTCCCGAATGACTTCATACTCACGGGGTCGTATTCGCAGCAATGGGAACGTCTCGGAAACAGCGTGCCGCCATTGATGATGAAACACATAGCCATTGCCATACGCGACGGGATATTGGTTAAAGCAGATAAGCCAATGAACGCAATCGGTGAGAGAAGAACAAAGACCAAGTACGAGTATGCGTTGCAAACCACGCAATACAGAGGTTGAGTTCATACCTCGTGCGCGCAAGTTGTATGAGCATGAACCTACATATTGGCCATGGATACAACGTGCAAAACTGAAGCTCGCATATGTTATGAGCCGGGTAGCGAAGCGCAATGACCAAAATGAATGAAACCAAAGGAATATCCGGGACTCCGCGCGCGCGCACGAACGCGCATGAGAGGCCGAGAAAGGTGAACTGGTTGACAGAGGAACACACTGAGTTCATTTGCAATGATATTGCGGCATGGCGCGGGGTGAAGCTGAGTAGCATTGTAATGGCGAGCATGCAAGAGTTCCAGACCTACCCCACTGGTATGAGCGAAGAGGCTCGAAAGCATTGGTGGGTCAAACGTGTATCAGCGGCATTCCCCAGAGACCAGTACGGCACGCCAACAGCCAAGTGCAAGTACTACACGAAGATCATGGAGATGCGCAAAGCAATCGAAGACTTCCCACGAAAGCATGTTGCGTGCGCCAACAAGACAATTCGTATCATGCGTCTTGAGGAAATGTACAAACTGTGCATGGAGCCACAAAAGGAAACGCGCATTGAGTTTTACAAGGCGAAAGATGGCCTTATGGCTCAGCGCAAGGTAGAGACAATTAGGGGTCCTAACATAGAACAAGCCCGCGAGATACTGGCGCAGATTGCGAAAGAAATGGGTGACGATGTTTCCTATCCGTGTACGCCAGACATGCCGATCAGCGCAACACGTGCTATTGTCGATGTGGCCGATGAAAAGCGCGACAAGTTCGAAGTTCACCTGCCCAAGCCAAAACAGCCCAAGACATAGGCCCGGAATGAAGATAGAATTCATGTATCTTCCTGCGCAATATCAGGCCATCATGCTTCCCACATTCATAAAGGCCATTGTGGGCGGCTACACTTCAGGCAAGACATATGCGATATGCCTGCGGGCAATTGAGTTCGCCTACGTGCATAGCCATATTATTCCGGGGATATACGGCGCGATCACTTCGCCCTCGATGCCACAGGCAAAGAAGTCAGTGATCCCCACAATGAAGACTGCACTGGCAGCATGCGGGCTGATCGAAAACGTACATTGGCGGCTGATGAAAAGCTCCCCGCTCGCATTCGTTATACTGGGAGTGACTATCTGGATTCAATCAGGCGCGCTCCCTGACTACCTTGCTGGCCCGACACTTGGATGGGCTGCGATAGATGAACCGTTCATGCAGAAGCGGTTTGTGTTCAATATCATGCTGTCACGAGTGCGCGACCCGCGCAGCACCATGCTTGAGTTGATGCTGGCAGGCACACCGGAGGAATTGAACTGGGGATATGACTTGCTGGTGACAGAAGGACGTGAGGACGTGAGTTGGGTACAGGTGCCGACAGTAGCGAATCCGTTCTGCCCACCGGAAGTCATTGACGTGATGCGGCGTACATATGACCCGATATTGGCGCGTGCGTATCTCGAAGGTGAATTCGTGATACTCACTGGTACGGCAGCATATACCAGCTTCAATGAGAAAGAGAACGTAAACACGAAGGCCGAATTCAACAAGGCATTGCCCCTCGTGCTATGCTGCGATTTCAATCGCGCACCTATGTCGTGGAATGTCCAGCACGAGCCAAGGGCTTTACTGCTCGCAGGATCGACATCATTCAACTGGGCAGACACGCATGTGGTGGATGAGATACACATTGACGGAACGAGTACACGGGACGCAGCAAAAGAGTTTGTGAGACGGTACGGCAGGGTCGGCAAGGGCCATCCAGGCCCGATCCTGATAACCGGAGACTACAGTGGTACTGCACAGAGCACGAAGTCAGATGAGACAGACTTCACAGAAGTGCTGGCAGCAGTAGAAAAGGAGTGGGGCACGAATGCGATGGAATTGCAGATCGAGCCGAACCCCACGCATCGGGCGCGGGTGAACTGTACGAACGCAGAACTACTCAGTCACATGGGCGAGCGGCACATGTTCATTCACCCGCGTTGCACGTACACGATTCGCGACTACAAGAGCGCGGTATTCGCAAAGGGCACAAAGCAACTCGACAAGAAGAAGTATGACCCGCACCATGCGGACGCGAACGACTATCGCGTATCGTATAAGGTGCAGTCAATAATGCAGTCGGTGGCTGCGTAAACAAGGAACGATCATGTTGTGGCAAACGGTCAGTGAAGATGTGATACGGGAAAGCATCATGCGGGCTCGTGTTGAATTCGAGAAGTCGCAAAAGCGAACCATCGAAATCAGGAAAGAGTTATATGACGGCATGTTGCAGAAGCAAGTTGAACTGCGGATCAGGCAAATGTTCTCAGTGCGTGACGAGGCTGATGAACTGGTGCGCCTGTCAAGCAGGACAATGAACGTGGCCAAGTATGTGGTGAACGCGATAGCGACCTTGTACAATGCGGGCGTATCACGGAGATGGATGTTGGATGAACCGGTACGCGATGAGGAGACGAAACGTCGCACGATATACGATGACGAAACGAGTGACGTTTACGCGTCGATTCTGGACAAGTGCGATGCGAACCAGATTCTCAGAACGGTTCAGCGCATGACCGTGCTGTGCCATGACTGCATTCTGCGCTACAGCTACACGGCAAGGGGCCATGTGCTTTTCCCCATGACCCGCGATATGTGCGACGTAATACAGGACAAAGACGACCCGCGCATTGTTGTAGGGGTGATATGGTTCACGAGCAGAACGCAGACCCCGGCCTTCCAAGGCAACACGGCACTGGACATGGCGTGGCACTACATGGATGCAACTATGCACAAGGTGTTTGACAAGGGCGGCAAGCTCGCGTACAGTGAACCGAATAAGTACGCCCCGCTCAATGCACAGGTGAACTCATATGACGGGACAGGCATGTTCGCACCGTTTATTGACTTCCACGACGAGCCACGGTGGACGACGTTCTGGCGCGAAAATCTGGATGAGGTTCTGATCGAGGCCACCATTGAGGCGTGCGTATGGTTGTCATACTTGAACGGTCAATTGAAATACTCGACATTCAAGCAAGCGTGGAAAGCGGCTTCGCTACAAGGATCAGGCACAGGCGTGACACAACAGGCCCGGCAGATGGAGGGAGGATTCACACGGGTAGCGAATGTGGGCGCGGGTGGCACCATGGGCTTGCTCGACTACACGGTTGTGCTCGCACAAGTCATTGACGTGCTTCGCGAGAAATTGCGGTTGCTCGGCACCTGTATGGACATGGGTGACAATGCGTTTCAGATCAGTGCGTCACCAGAATCAGGTGTCGCCATTCGACTTCGCGCAGACAATCTCGATGAACGGCAATCGACTGAGGCGGCTCAGTACACAAGGAAGGAGCGCACACTTGCCCGGACGATACAGTACGCATCAGGTCTTGCACCATCGGGCGCAGGGTTTGAGGGGTACCCGGAGGAAGATCGTATACCACCAGCCGCGAACTCTGCCAAGCTGCGGGTGGACTTCGCAGACGTGACGAAGAAAGGCATGGATGCAGAGCAGCGCGAGTACTGGAGATGGAAACTTGAAGCCGGTCTTGCCACAGTGGCGCAATTCCTGATGGCCGAGAATCCAGACCTCGATGAAGAAGAAGCCCAGCAGTTGGCCGATGACATTCAATCGGAAACAACGAAGCGGTCAGCGGCTCGAACAGATGCAAGCGTGTACGGTACCGGCGCATCATTCATACCGAGGCCAGAACCAGCAGTGACTGAAGACGAGGATAGCCCCACAGACGAGGAGGCAACGCCGTAAGGGTACAAACCATTAGGGCATGGCAGATAGTAGGCCACAGGGGCAGGACGGTACATTCCGGTAGCCTTGTGGCCCTTTACTTGACAACCGGCAGTGCAATATGGTATAATGGTTCGTTGGATGTTGGCAACCTGCATCCTACTACAGTTCAGAAGCCCGATGTTGATAGCGTCGGGCTTCTTTTTTTCCCCTCGACATGGCAATGCGGTGTATGTAGGCCAGCTTATTGTCACAGAGTTGACATCCACGCAAGGAAATGGTATTATAGTGCAGCGGTGTGGCTGATTCTGCACCTGCAAGGATGTCCATTGAACGGCTGAAGCCGGGAAGCGGACAGACGAAAGCAGGAGAGATTCAGAGCAACCGTTATACTGCCCCGCCGTGAGGATTCCTACCCCCACGGCACCTTTCAGAACGCCCCGGCGAAAGTCGGGGCGTTCTCTTTTCCCCTCGATGTGGGGACGTGTGTGCGAGGCTGCATAGGAGAGAACTTGACAAATCGTAGTGAAGTATGGTATACTGGTAGCCGACGCGGTTGAAACCGTTTCACAACAAGGAGAGATGAAATGTTCAAGTTTGAATCAGTCAAAGGCAAGTTGCCCGGCGTCCTGAAGGCCGCAGGGTTGACACTGGATGATGCACAGGCAGGAGCCTGCGTGTCCGCAGTAGCCGCGCTTATGCCTGAAGGTGATCTATTCACCCGCGAGGAAACGCAGGGTGAGTTGCACACAGTCAGGGAAGAAGCGAAAGCCGTGAGGGAATCAGCGACCGCCCTGTTGGAGAAAGTGACTGGAATGCGCCGCGATCAATTCGCAGAGCAGGACAGGGTGAAACTGATGACGACCGCCGCAGACGAACGGTTGCAGAAGTTGGCACAAGAGAATGAAACATACCAGAAGCAATTCGAGCCGATGAAGCAGAAGCTCACGGCATACGAGACGAGAGAAGCCGAGACGGTGAAAACCAAGTACGGCGAGGTCTCAAAGCATCTGGCCGCGATTCTCGCAGTGCCCGAACACAAGGCGACGTTTGCATCGAAGTTTGTCGCGCCCGAAGCGGGCAAGGAATTGACCGTCGAGCAGATGCAGAAGAATGTTGAAACATTCAATGACCTGCGCACGATTGGCGTTCCGGCGTTTCAAGTAAAGACACAACAGAGTGAGCAATCCCAGAACCCCGCTGGTGGTGGTTCAGCCCCCGGCCCGAATCGAACGATGACGGCCAAGGAGCTTGCGGCGCGCCGCGCTGCAATGGGTGTTCACTAACAATAAAATTGCTACCTTGGTAGCACAAGGAGACTCAAATGGTAACGCTTGGTAATACCGGGGCACAAGTGCCCAATGCAGTTGAGGAGTTTTTCGACCGCGCATTGCTGATCCGTGCAGTGCCGAATCTCGTGCATGGCCTGTTTGGTCGGCGCGGCAATCTCATGCCGAACATGGGCAGCATCGTGCGCTGGGTGCGCGTCGAATCGCTGAAGCCCGCAACGACTCCGCTCGTTGAAGGCGTGAACCCGCCCGGACAGAACTGGGACAAGACGAACGTGGATGCCGAGCTCGAAGAGTTTGGCGACTACACGGAGACATCGAGTCTCAAGTCTGTCACCGAGCAGGACGTGGTTCTCAATTCCATGGTGGACGCATTCGGCGAGCAGATGGGCGTCTCGCTTGACCTCGTGACCCGCGACAAGATCGTGGGTGGCAATTCCGTGGTCTATGCGAACAACGTCGCCGCTCGTGTGGACGTGAAAACGACCGTGACCTATCAAGACCTCGACCGGCTCTTGATGAACCTCGCCACGGGTCTTGCACGTCCGCTCACGGAGTTTGTGCCCAGTTCGCTCGACTCCGTGGCAGAGCCGATCATGCCGTGCTTCCCCTGCATCGTGCATTCGCACCTGAAGCCCGCGATTGAGGCCATCGGCGCGAACGGCGCGGGATATGTGCCCGTGCGCAATTACGCTGGGAACACCACGCTCATGCCCGGCGAGTTCGGTAGCTACGGCTTGCTGCGATTCATCGAAACCACGAATGCCGCAGTCATTCCCGACGCGGGCGGCGTAGCCGGTGGCACACTGCGCAGCAAGACCGGCGCGCAAGCGGATGTGTATCTGGTTCTCGCACTTGGTCGCGAAGCATTCGGCACCGCCCCGCTGGAGAACAGCGTCAACACGGGCATGATAATCAAGACGCCCGAGCAGGTGGGCGGCGCACTGAATCGCTACAGCTCAGTGGGCTGGGTCGCCCTGTACACGTGCAAGATTCTGAACGACGCCTTCATGAGTCGGCTGGAAGTGGCGGCAAAGGTGTAGCCACGACGCGGAGAAACAATACCGCTGGGCCGGGTGGATATTCATTCACCCGGCCCAGCATCCCAAAAGAAAGACGAGGACATTCCGATGAAAACGACAATGATTCTACTGCTGTGCGTGGTAGCAATGCTGATGAGCCTTGCTGCATGGTCTCAGACTACGCTCTCGAACGACGTGGGCGCGGTGTCATACAAGGGCGGCGTGTTCGCCAGCGCAGGCTTGCGTGGCGTGCAGGACGCGGTACCGGCCATTGCGGTACTGGCATGGCCCGACCCCTCTGCGGTCACGACCCAGATCGTGGTGAGGATTCTGGATGACATGTCAAAGACCAACGCCGTGACCAACGTGGTTCAGAACTCCGCTTTCATTCCGACGAAGTGGGATACTACCCTGTGGCCGATTGCGACTCCCGGAGGTGTGGCGTACCGCATTGCGGTCATCACGAACTCGACGACTGCGGGCACGTCCAACTGGTGGTTCAATGTCACCGGCAAGACAAGCGGGTGGATCAAGATTCAGTAGCAAGGAGAGCAGGCAGTAGGTGATAATTGTGGGCGGTCGCTTGACCGCCCTACAGAACCGGAGAACAGAATGAGCACGAAAAAGACAGCACAGACGCAAGGCACTACAGACGAAGGCACAGTCGCACAAGCCCCGGCTCCCAGCGACGGCGTCACACAAGCACCGGCCACGGCACAGACAGCCGTCGCGCCGATCGGACATCCCGACTTTATGATGGTGATGGTAGGCAGACCGCAGGGCGCAAAGCTCAGTGGGATCCAGATGATCGTGAACACGATCAAGACGAATGTGCCCTACGATGTCCAGACGAAGGTGACCTACTCAGTGTACGACGCGATGAAGAACGCGACCGAGCCTTATACCGAGGTTTTTGTTGACCCGGTGTCAGGACAGAAGAAAGCCATCGTGAAGTCACGGCAGCGTCACAACATGACCGCCGTGCCGTGCGTTGACGCACCGGCAGAATAATCTCCGAACAACAGGCGGTAGCATGGCGTTGCGAATCCACGTAGGCGACGATGACCTGCGCCGTATCTGCCCCGAGTTCGAGTCGGAACTTGCTGCACTTGCGGACAGTTGGCCAAAGGATGGCAGAGGTCGTGACGGGGTATTGTCGGACGTGGCCACAGACGGCACGACGGCAACCCTGACAAGCGCGCAAGGCAATTTCAAGCACCAGCGCGGTCACGGCGCAGCAGCGAAGCCCGGCACGCTGGTGATTCTATTTGGCATCGGCTTCTATCATGTCAAGACCGTTCTGACTAACACTTCCATGGTCATAGAGCAGGACGCGGGCAAGCCTTCGATGTCGTTTACTCTCGCGGCTCGCGGCAATGTGCAATATCAGGCAGGCGGCTTCGCACCACAGATACTGGACGCATATGAAGAAGTGTACCATATGCCCGGCATGTGCCCAGTGGTCGAAGTGGTCGAGGAGGCGTTAGACCGTGCCCGTGAGAACGAGTTAGTCCACAAGGCCATATACATTCCAGACGGCTGGCGCGGCGCGGACGCGGCGATCAAGTGGGGTGCATTGCGGCTGGTACTGTTTATGTTGCAGCGCACAGATGATAGCGTGTACGCGGAGAAGCGGGATCTTGCTGACAAGGAGTGGGAAGCGAAGGTGAATGCACTGGACTTTGTATACTTCGAGCCTGCAACAGAACACGAACCCATGAACTCGCTACAGTTCACACGATAACACAAACAGGAGAAAGAACGATGAAAAAGAAAGTCACAGTGGCAGAGGCCAGGCAAGCAATGCGGGATGCGTTCAAGGCTGACCCGGATTACAGGCAGTCATGGGTGGCAAACATAGCATGTTGCATTCGCGATGAGAGCGGAGACCTTCCGATCTGTCACGAGATATGCAATCGTATTGCCGACAGGGTTGTCCACATGATCGAGGACTGACCGCAGGTGTGTCATGGTTACACGGGATCAAGCAAAGCTCATGAACAAGGCGCGCAAGGTGGCGTATCAGGCGCAGCGCGATTTGAGAGTCGAACTCGCGACAGCCGTTCAGCGTGTGAGAAAGTCGGCAAGCGGCAGGCTTCTCGTGCTTGCGCGTATGAGCGCGGCGAGAGACGGCAACGAGTTTCGCCAATGGCTCTCGAAGACAATGCTGAGTGACGGTCACATGACATTGAATGTGAAACGTGTGGCCATGTATCTGCTGCGGTCAAGTAGAGTGATCGGCGGCATGAATCACTACCTTGAGAACGTGGCAGCAGACATGGCCAAGGCGGTACGCAACGTCGGCATCGAGAAGAAAAGCAAGGCCATTGCAGCATCACTGTCGGCAGCGATCAAACAGGTGGTGACCAATGGCTAAGGACAAGAGCGGTGCGGCGGTAGACCGGATGGAACTGGACATCAAGGCCAAAGCGTCAGGCGCGGCTCAGTCATTCGACAGCCAAGTTGAATCATGGCTCGACTCAGGCGTCACCGAGCAAGAGATCATAGACAACATTGACGCGATGGATGACATTGGCCGTGGGCCATTCGCCGAACTGGCCAAAGGTGCAGTGGACAGCGCAGTGCAAGCCAGCACGACCATCATAGCGGTAGACACGGCCCGTGAACTGGCTGGCGGTGACGGCAGCGCAATGGGCACATGGATGAGCACAGGCGGCGACAATGTATGTGACGGGTGTGCAGAACTTCATGGCACTGAAATGTCGCTCGAAGAATTCGAGGCCACGCACGGCACCAATGAATGCGGAGAACGCTGCTACTGTTACTGGGTACCCGATCAGGTAGAGCAAGGTGAAGGCCCGGCGAATCTCGCTTCCGAAGAAGAGGAGGCGTGATGGGCAAAAGCAAGGCAGTGATTTTCCCGTCGATCAACTGGTCGAAGCTCGATTGCACTCCAACGCTCATGGCGGTAGCAGGCGACCTCGCGGCGTTGATTCGCAAGAAGATCGAGCAGGGAGAAGTGCAGCCACCACTTGCGGCAAAGACAATCCGATCAAAGGAGCGGCGCGGCTTGGACAGGCCACGGGTGCCCCTGTATGCGACCGGCATGATGCGCGACCATATCAGCCATCGAAAGATGGCGATGAACCATGTCCAGATATTCATCAAGGACAGGCGTTATGGCGAGGACACACGCTCCACAAAGAGCAAGAATGCACGCATCATTCGCAAGTCATGGAAAGGAGGCGTAGGGAAACAGAAGGCCACCAACATTGCGCGGTCACGAGTGACAAAGATGTACCGGGCCACGCCGACGATGACAACGAACGACGTTGCCTATATCCACGACCGGTTAGGCAGTGGCAAGAAGAAAGTGCTCAGGCCGTTTTTCAGCTACACGACAGAGGAGTTTGATCGGGTGTTCAAGAAGCGCGTGAAACAGTCATTCGACGCAGCGGTGCGTAGGGTCAAGAAATCATGGGGCGGCAAGGTATGAGTACCAGCTTATACGACATCGGGACGAATAGGGCATGCCTCGGCGTGCCCTTAGCCATGCTCGCGGTGGAGCTACGGCCATGACGTACATGGTAGTGCATGAGATGCTGGGCTCGATTGCGATGCTGGCAGGTTACCACAAGCCCCAGCGCATCACTAAGCAGCGCGAAGTGTCGGCCAAGGCATGGCATAACACTTTCCTGATCGAGACGGACGGGCCAGTCAACATGACCCGCACCGGCATAGTGAAACGGCTCGTGAAGCTCGTGATACTCAAACATGTGCCCAGCATGGATCAGGTGAAGAAGTCCACGAACTGGCAGGCACTTCTCGAGCACGAAGCAGATTGCCTGCTGCACTGGCTGTGGTGGTGGGCGTGGAAAAACAGGCCCCCGGACTTAGGCTTAGGATTGAAGGAGGCGACCGCAGTGGTTGAACCCGACACCGAGCGCGAAGGCAACTACTATCGCGTGACACTTTCTGTAGCAGTAACATATCGAACAACGATGGAGCAAGTCAATGAAGAACAGCACAAGGAAACCGGAGCAGTCAATCGCCCCGGCGCGTGAAACAGATGCTTTGAAAGCAGAGTCGCCTACCAGCGAGGCAACGAATGTGGCCATGCTCACGACCCAAGGGGTGGAGGTCATGGTACCACGGAATCAGGTGGCGCACTTCAAGGCGAAAAACTACACAGTGAAATGACGGGCGCGAGTCCACGATTCACACGAACAGAATAACGACACCGGAGACGACGATGAGACTGACAGCACTACAGCAGTTGTATGTGAAGAAACAATCAGGGGCAGGCGTATACGCATGGCCCGGAGTGAACGTGCCCATAGCCGGAGAACTCTTGGAGGCGTATGAAGTGTCGCCCCCCAAGATCGAAGGCGAGACGTTGGAGAGAAGCGGCAATGCTCGCGGCGCGCACACGCCGTTGCCCGCAAGGCCCGGCCCCCGGCACTACTCAGCGACCGCATCGGTGGACATTGTGCTTCCGATCAGTACGGCACTGATGGAGAAATATCACGCCCCCAGCACGCCGTTCAGAAACCTGCTCGAAGCAGCAGACTTGGTATGCACGACCAAGACACCGACGCTGGCAGAGTACAAGCCGGTGTCGAACAATGGCACACTGCTGTCGGTGTGGCATTACTTTGACGGCCTGATATACAAGGCCGTTGACTGCAAGGTGGGCTTCATCATGAGCTCGGACGCAGGCGGGTTGTGGAAAGTCGCAATGACGATTTCCGGTCGGTACTACGATACAGTGACCGGTGCAATGTCGCCGGTGACTGCAACATCATTCGCGAACGCCGAGACGGCAGAACTTGCCGGTCAGGTGGACTTGGAGATCGGCGGAGTTGCGTATCCCATGGACTTTGCCCGTGTTGAACTCCAGTGGCAACCGACAGTGAAACAGCGCAAGGGCCATAAAGGGAAGTACGGCGAAATCGGTACGATCATCACGAACAGAGCACCGAAGATAG